TCAGACGGCGGGCTGTCCGCTTCCGGGGCACATCTCTCGGCTGCCGACCGGCTGGTGTGGTGCGGTGGGCTGGCCGGGCTCCGCGCTGCCGTAGGCGCCGCATACGGGGCACGCGGCCGAGCACTGGCCGGGGTCGAAGCGATGGCTGCTCTGGTGGTCACACATGATCAGTTCTCCCTTGCTTGTCGGGATGGTGCTGATGTGTGGTGCACTCCCCGCGTCGCAGCTGTGCGGCGGGGAGGTCTCAGATGCGGCGGACGAACGCGCGCGACCCGTTGTGGAAGCTGACCGTCACGCCGACGTGGTCGGGTCGGCTGCGGTCCCTGGTGGACCATCGCTCAATGGAGGCGATGGCCGGGGACTCGGCTCGGCCGAGGACTGCCGCGAGCCACTCCTCGCCGCCGTCCGTCACGGTGGTGTCCGTCCAGGCCGCTGGCGTCCCTTCGACCTCGGCGGTAGGGGTGTCGTGCTTTTCGCCGTCCGCGAGTTGGCCGGTGACCTGCCACTGCACCTCGTTGGAGCCGACGGTCACTGCGAAGCCGAACGGGTACTTGTTGACCCCCGCTTCCGCGAGCGTCTGAACGCGGGCCACGCCCGGCGTGTTCTTAACGCAATCAATGACAAACGGAACAAAGCTATCGGGGCGCATCGTGGTCCTCTCCGGGCGAAGCGGCCAGTCTAGGCACTGGCGTGGCGACGGTTTCAAGGTTCTGGCGGCCCCGGCCGGGACACGCGTACCGGCCGGGGCCTGGTCCCGCCCGCCCCCAGGAACTCGCGGGGTGCAGGGACGGGCGGGTGTCATCGCCGTTCAGCCGGCGCGCTCTGGCGGGGCTTCGGCTTGCACCAGACCGTGCACACCTGGACGGTGCCCCCGGAGCCGCTCTCTCCCGGGTTTTCGATGGTGTCGAAGTTGCCCTTCAGGGGCTTGTCGCAGCGTGCGCAGAACATCAGGCGTCTCCTTGGATGTTGGTATCCGGTGTGGGGTCGTCGGTGCGGACGCAGTCCGAGCAGGCCCAGACCTCGACGCTGAGGTCATGGGCACCCATGCGCCCCGGCGCCCGGCCGAGGCTCACGGCCCCGCGCCATATGGCCTTGCCGCACAGGCAGCACGCCCACCCGGAGGACTGAGCCCACGTCAGGCCTGTGACGGGCGGCGGCTCGGGGAGATGGCTCACGGCTGGTCCGCCAGCGGGACGAGGCTGTGCGCGATGCGGCAGCGCTCGCACGCGAACAGCTTCCCTGCCTCGCCGACCTGTATGAGGCGCACGGTGTCGGACAGTCCGTCGTGCCAGGCGCACCATGCGATCGTGCGCGGGATCTCGGGCTGTTCGGTCATCGCCGTTCCCCTAACTGCGCCCAGAGTCCGCACTCGTCGGTCGTCATGCCGGACTGGCGGGCCAGGCCGGAGACGATCAGCCAGCCGGGGCCGTGGCTGTAGAGCAGGGGGATCTGGTCGGGGCCGCGCGCGGTGATGCGGATGCGGGGGCCGGCGGTCGAGAGGGTCATCTCGATGACGTCGGCTCCCGAGCCGAGCACGGCGACGAACAGTTCGTGTGCGATCTGCGGGGCGTCGGGGTGCTTGACGCGGCCAGCGGTCCACAGCCGGACGTGGGTGGCTTCGATGGGCAGCCCCTTGAAGGGCTTTTGCCACGTCTGGCCGGACTCGGGCATAGCTGACCCCCGGGAACCCTGGTTATCTGAGTACAGGTACTGCTTATCTGTACTCAGATTGTCGCCGAGATTGGCGCTGGTCAAGCGGGATGGGGATTATGTGTACTCAGATTGACTCGATCATTCGAAGTGGGGGTGTCTCGGTGGCACAGCCTGAGTACCTGCGAATCGCCGCCGACCTGCGGCGACGCATCTCCTCCGGCGAGTACGGGCCCGGCGACCAGATCCCCACGCTCCCCGCCCTGTGCAGGGAGTACGGCGTCTCCGACACCACCATTCGCAACGCGCTCCGCCTGCTCGCAGGCGAGGGACTCATCGAGACCCGGGCCCGCGCCGGAACCCGCGTGCGGCCCCGGCCGCCCGTCCACCGCATGGCCGCCGACCGCTACCGGGCCAAGCCCGGCGCCAAGTCCACGCCGTTCACTCGCGATCAGGGCATCGGCTGGTCCGAGTACCGGCTCGACAAGCGGTTCGAGGAGCTCGCGGCCCTCTTCGAGTGCGAGGTCGGCGAGCGGCTCCTCGCCCGGCACTTCGTGTTCCACGACAACGACCAGCCCACCCAGATGAGCACGTCCTACGTGCGGTGGTCCGACGTCGAGGGCACACCGGTGGCCGACCCCATCAGCGAGCCGTGGCCGGGCGGCACCAGGGCGCAGATGGCGAGCCTCGGTATCCGCGTCACCAGGATCACGGAGTCGTTCACCGCGGGCATGCCCACCGAGCTGGAGGCGGCGACGCTGCGGGTCGGCGCCGGGGTGCCGGTGCTGCGGTACACGCGGCGGCATATCGCTGACACGGGCCGGATCGTCGAGGTGGCGCACCCGATCGTGCGGCGCGGCGACACCACCGTCGTGGACTTCGCGATCGATCTCGACGACTGAGCCCCGGGCATGACGAAGCGCCCCCTGCACGGCCGCGTGGACCGTGCAGGGGGCGCTGTCGTGGGGCTACGGGTACTGGCGGCGGGTGGGATCGAGGGCGGCGAGCGGGTTTCCGTTGCCAGGCTCATCAGGCGGTGGGGCGCCGTCGCGGCGGCAGATGAGCGCGTCAGGGTCGTCGGCCGGCGCCTGGAGGCTGTAGCCGTCCGGGCAGGTCTGTCCGTCTTCGCCGTCGACCCCGTCGGACCCCGGCTCACCCCGGGGCCCGGCCGGTCCCGGCTCGCCCTGGGGTCCTGGCGGTCCGGCTGGCCCCGTCACGGACTCGCCGTCCCGGCCCGGGTGCCCCGGCTGCCCGGAGGCTCCGGGGGTTCCTGGGGTGCCGTCCTCGCCGTCTTCCCCGGGCTTGCCCGTGGCGCTCACCCCCGAAGGGCCTGGCGGTCCAGGCGGCCCGGCCGGTCCAGGCGGCCCGGTCACGGACGCACCCGGCTCACCCCGGGACCCCGGCGGCCCGGCCACGGGCTTCTCCCCGAGCTGCTGCACCTGCGACGCGAGGGCGTCCCGCGCCTCGTTCGCCGTGCGCAGATCCTGGGCTAGCTGCGAGGTCTGCCACCAGATGTACGCCACCAGCAAGGCCAGCAACCCGCCCAGCAGCAGGGCGACCGGGTCACGGCGGGGCAGTCTGTGCGCGCTCACGTCACGCCCCCTTGTTGGCGTTGTACAGCTGGATGGCGAGCAGCAGTACCGGTACGACGAGGCTGAAGAAGATCAGGCGGCGGTCGTTCTGCCGCTGCTTGTCCTTCTCCTCGGCCTGCTGTTCCAGCTTCGCGACGCGGGCGACGACTGCGGTGTGCCGCTCGTCCTGCGCCTGCTGCCCGAGGCGGAAGATCTCCGCGTCGACTTTCTGGTTGACGAGCCCGACGACTCCGTGAATGTCCTCCTTCAAATCCTGGCGGACGTCGTCCATGCGGCGGACTACTTCACCGGTCGTCGGGTCGGCCACGTGCGGCTCCGATCAGTCAGGCGTCCGAGCGCGGGGTGTGCGGCGCGGCCCACCCTGCGACCGCGGCGGACGCGGCCGGGATCAGCGAGAGCACGAACGGTTCCAGCGCGTCCGGCATGCTGCTGATGAGCGACGGGTCATCGGTGACTGCGCCGAGGATGGCCAGCGCGGCGAGGCTGACGAGGTACGTGACCGCGCTGGCGGCCTTGACCTTCTTCTCGATGGGGGCGGATGCAGAGGCCATGCCTACTCCTTGACGTCGAAGCCGCGGCGCTTGCCGAGCTTGGTGAGTGATGCGATGCCGGGGAGGCCGTCGGCGTCGTCGCCGGACCAGCCGCACCGGCGCTGCCAGAGGGCGTACGCGTCGACGGTGGCTGAGCCGAAGTGGCCGTCGGCGAGCGACCGGGCGAGGAGGCCCTCGGCGACGAGCGCGGCCTCGACGACCTTCGTCCCCGGGTACGAGACGGGGGTGCCCTTCTTCGGCGGGTCGGCCTTCGCCGCGGCGATGAGCTTCGAGAGGTCGACGACCGGCCGCTCCGTGGCCGGCGTCTCTGGCTCCGACCCACCGTCGTCGGGTCGGGGCGCGCCCTTCTTCGCCCAGGCGTAGACCGCGTCACCGGGGCACGTGGTGGCGTAGCCGTCGCGGTGCCCGCCGAGCCAGTCGCCGGCCGGACCGTTTGTGCGGCAGTGCTCGATGGCATCCCGCGCGCCGTGCAGCTGCTCGTCGGTCGGCTGGGTGCGGCCGGAGGAGCCGACGAGCAGGCACACCGCGTAGTCCTGCTCGTTGAGCGTGGTGTTGCCGTTCGCGCTGTTGCGGCGCTTGAGGCCGCGGCCCTCGTACACGTAGCCGTGGGTGCAGACCAGGAAGCTGTAGCCGATGTCGGACCAGCCGCGACCGTCCATGTGCTGGTCCTGGAGCAGCCGTATGTAGGCGCCGCAGCGGTCGTGCGTCCGGTCGGCGAATTCGGTGCCGAGGTAGTGGAGTTTCACGCCGCGGCGCGCCCGGCTGTACGGGGTCGCGCCGTTCGGCGTGCGGTAGTCGCGGGCACCCCACTGGGCGCGCGTGACGAGCTTCATGGGGTGCCTCCTGGGCATGAGAAAAGCCCCGGCCAGACGGCACGGGGCGAACAGAGAAGGCGAAGCGGTCAGTCCTCGGGGGTGCCGATTCGCACTGGCCGGACCACGACGGTCACGTTCCGGCTCGTGTCGTCGAAGTGGCCAGCCGCCTCCACGAGCGCCCCGTTCGGCGCCCCCGGGCCGGTCGGCCATGCCTCCAGCTCGGCCAGGACGAGCGTGCGGACGGCCTCGAACTGGGTGGTGTCGCCGTGGTTGTCGGCCGCCTCGATCTTGGCTACGACGTCCGCGACCAGGCCCTCGATCCGCAGGCTGAAGCTCATGTGCGTCCCTTCAGGAGATGTCGGTGGCCGTGGTGTTCGGCGTCGTCGACAGGTCGGAGAGGGCGCCGCCGGTGAACTCCGTGCCGCGCCAGTCGTTGCCGTTGCGGTGGATCAGCGTGCACGTGTTGGTGATGGACAGGCCGTTGATGGCCTCGTTGCCTGTGCCGTTGGGCCGCGTCTTGTTCCCGGACAGGCTGATCGAGGAGGCGGCCGTCGAGATGCGGACGCCGTAGTAGGTCGCGTTCGTCGCCCGGCCGGGACTCTTCACGTAGTTGTTCCGCAGGTGGATGTTGTTGCCGTCCTGTACCAAGATGCCGTTCTCGTCCGGGAACTTGACCTCGTTGCCGGTGAACGTCATGTGCTGGCAGGTCACCGCTGTGATGCCGTGGGAGCCGGGCGTGTAGACCTCGTTGCCGGTGATGCTGCCGTGGAGGCAGGTCTCCAGGCTGATGCCGGTGCCGTCGACGTTGGCGATCGCGTTGCCGCTGATCGCGAACCGCTGTACCTCCTGGCAGCGGATCCCGGCCTGCCCCGACGTCGAGCCGTCGATGGAGTTGCTGCCGATGGTGAGGTTGAGGATCTGCCCGGAGGTCTCGCCGAGCGCCACGATCGGCTCGTCATAGGCCAGGCCGCCCCTGAACGTGTTGCCGACCACCGATAGGTTCCGCATGGACTGTGAGGCGGACGTCTGGGTGCCGTCGGGGAGCTTGGTGTCCTCGGTGTCGGACAGGATGACCGTCCGCAGCCGCACCCCGGAGCCACAGCTGACGAAGGTGTTCGCCGCGATGGCCGCGTCCTCCCAGTTGTAGCCGGACACGGCGTACTGCAGGAGGCCCTCGAAGCTGTTGCCGATCACACGGATGCGGCGGTGATACTTCGTGATCGTCGCGCTGTGGGAGCCGACCCCGCGCGGCCACGCGGTCGTACCTGCCGTACCGGACGCGCCGAAGTGGCAGCCGGTCACGAGGATGTCCTCGCACGCCGTGTGGTCGTAGGGCCCGAACCCCCCGAACACGCCCACGCTCTTGGCGAGGTCGATCTGTACGGCCTCGCTGAAGTCCCTTGATCCGGGGTCGATGTAGCCGCGGAACTTGCAGTTGCGGATCACGCCGTGGGTGGTGCTGTTCATCTCGATGGCGTGGTAGCCGGGCAGGTCCCTGACTTCGAGGTCCTGGATGGTGATGTCGGTGGCGTGCCCGATCGAGATGCACATCGCGCTCGCGGTGAGCCCGGCGGTCGTGCCCCTCATGTTCCATAGGCCGCCCTCGATCGTGATCCGGGAGTGCCCGGTGTAGCCGCCGAACGACTGGCCCGCGTCCCCGTTGATGATCATCGTGGCGGCGACATTGCGGCGGAACTCGGCGCCGGCCATCAGGGTGAGCTTTGTGTTGTTGTAGATCCGCAGGGTCGCGCCGATCAGGTACACCCCGGGCGGGACGACGACCTGGGCGCCGCCGACGTCTCTCGCGGCGTTGAGGGCCAGCTGAATGCCGGGGTCGGCGTTCACGGTGCCGCTGCTGTCCGCGCCGTAGTTCGTGACCTGGAACGCGGAGCGCTGGTTCATGGACTCCAGGCGGCCGGCGGTGATGTCCATTCCGGCGAACCACTGCTCGACAGGCGTAGCCAACGGGTCCTCCTCTCTACAGGGACGCGATCGCCGGGTACGCCAGCGTCACGGGGGCGCCGGCGAGGTGGGCTTTGGTGACGCCGTTGTAGGAGCGGGCGCCGATGGTGAAGGTCTGCGGGTTGGACGTGCCGGAGATGGCGGTGACGAGCATCTGCTCGCCGTCGACGTCGATCAGGATCGGCATCTCGTTGGTGTCGGTGGTCCACCTCGGTCCGGCGGTGACGTTGACGCTGAGGGTGCCGTCGTCGGCGTCGACGCCGGCGGCCAGTTCGCTGCCGTCGGTGTTGGCCTTGGTCGGGGCGTGGCTGCCGACGATGATCCTGAGGTCGTCGATGTAGACGGCGTCCTCGCCGGACGTCGCGCTGTTGTCCTTGGCGTAGCGGAAGACGACCGCGGACTTGCCGGTGACGTCGACGGTGAACTTCGTCCAGGCGGTGGCTCCTTGGGCGCGCAGGACCTGGACGCCGTCGACGAGGACCAGGAGCCGGTCTCCCTCGAACCCGGGCCCCGAGGCTTCGCTGCTGGTGCGGTACCAGAACGACAGCGACGTGGCGGCCGCCGGCAGGGTGAGGGCGGCGTCGGAGGTCTGGTTGTTGCTGATGGCGCCGGAACGCAGGGAGTTCGAGCCGCTGTGCGCCTGCGCGGTCGTTCGCGTCCACGGCAGGTTGCCGCCGCCTGTGATCGTGACGTCGTAGACGCCGTCCTCGAACCCCTCCGCGACCACGTTGGTAGTGGCCAGGCGCCACGGCCCTGCCGGCGAACAGTTGAACGTGATCGTCCACTGCTGCAGCTCGGCCCGCTCGTGCCAGCCTTGGACGATCAGGTCGAGGTGCCCGAACTCGACGTAGCTCGGCAGGTTGATGATGCGGATCAGGTCGCCCTCGCGCATCCGCAGGATGTCGGGGATGAGCGCCTGGGCGCCGGGCTTGTGGAGCATGACGGTGACCGAGGGGTAGCGGGCGCCGTCGTGGGTGAGCAGGTGCAGCAGCCAGTACGCGATCGGCTCGGTCTGGGTGTCGGCGTCCAGCGATAGTTCGGGGGCGTGGTCGTAGGAGCCGATCCGGTCGGTGCCGTACTTCCCGCCGACGAGGACGGCCCGGCCCTCGCTCCCGCCGGAGCGTTTGACGGTGATGTCGTTGCGGACGAAGTCGGCCTCTTCCTTGGGCTTGAGGTTCTCGTCGTCGAGGCCGGGCTCGTTGCAGTCCAGGATCAGGGCGGGTTCCTGGGCGTACATGCTGGAGCGCTCGCGGTAGACCAGGCCGAGGCGGTCGCGGTCCTCGATGAGGATGCCGCCGTCGGCCTCGGCCGCCTGGTGCAGCAGTTCGAGGATCTCCTCGGGGCGCTGCGGGCCGACCCGTTCGGGGGTGAGGCGTCCGGGGACGCGGGCGATGGGGAGGCTCTCCTCGGTGGCGAGGCGGCTCAGGCGCTGCCACGCGGTCTCGCCGCTGTATGCGGAGTCGGAGCCGTTGTAGATGGTGTTCGCGGCGTCCGGCATGACCGACAGGTGCCCGAACGACCAGTTCTCGGTCAGGGCGCCCCAGTTCGCGGTGACGGCGGTGACATGGCCTGGCGAGCCGGTGACCGTTTCGTCGAACTGGAGGGTGTTTTCGTTGACGTGGGCCCAGCCGACGACCCATTCCATCTGGCCGCCGCCGACGTCCTGGACGTAGAAGCGGAGCCGGTGCCAGCCGTGGAAATGATCGCGGGTGAAGCTGATGCCCTGGTTGATGATGTCGGTGCCGGAGGCGTTGTACCCGGCGACGTGCGCGGACCCTGCCTTCATGCTGATGACCCAGCGGCGCACGGTGCCGGTGGTGGAGATGCTGAGGATCTCTGCCCGGGGCCCTGCGTCGGGCGGGGCGTTGTCGTCCGCGTTGTAGACGCATTCGACCTGCCACTGCCCATCGGTGGCGGTGGGGACGATCGCCGACAAGGTGGCGGCCGAGGACAGTTTCGGCAGCGCCTTGGAGCTGGGCAGGGTGTCGACAGCGGCCCACTCGATGCCGGTGACGGCGGCCGGCTGGACGCCGGTGATCGGCGAGGAGGCGCGGGAGGCCTCGCGGTCCTCCTCGAAGTGCCAGTACGCGATCGGGTTCCCGGACGGGATACGGCGGCGCAGCGTGGAGTTGAGGGCCTTGGTGCCCTGGTCGTAGCGGCGCAGGACGCCTGCGGCCTCCACCGAGCACCACACGTCCGCGCCGCCGGGCACCCACGCTTTGGGCCAGGTGGAGATCTCCCCGTGGAAGCGGTAGGCGCGGTTGCTGATGCGGGCGGTGCCGTTGTAGGTCCAGGCGCGGCCTGCGGAGTCGGTGAACCCGGCCGAGCCGACGGCCTGGGTGGTGAAGTCGGGGCTGGCGACCAGGACGCCGGCGCCGTAGACCTGGGCGGCGTAGACCTTGCCCTCATACGGGCGGCGCGGCGGGCTCACGTTCAGGTGCGTGGGGGAGATCGTCAGCGGGGCGGTGCTGGTGTGCACGGTGATCGGGCCGACGAGGGTGGAGGAGAACGTGTCCCCGATCTGTGTCCAGGGCCCGGCGATCGTGGGCGCCCAGTAGTGGCTGATCGAGAACCCGCCGCCCCCGTTGTCGGCGTCGAGGACGGTCCGCAGCGCGGCCCGGTCGGGCAGCACCGGCAGCGGCTGCGCGGCGAACACGAACGTCGTCGAGCTGTACTGCACCTGCATGTACAGCCAGCCGTCCTGCAGCCGCATGTGGTACGACCGCTCGCCCACTCCGCCCCACTTCCCGAGCAGCATGACCGCGCCGGGCCCGTACCAGTTGGCCTCGCCGTCCCACCGCAGCTCGATGTCGCCGGTGATGTCGAGGGAGGCGTGGTCGGGGGTGGAGGCGTAGGACGTCTCGGCGCCGGTGAGTTCGAGGTAGGAGGTGTCGCCGGGCACGGACACGCGCACGGCCGTGTTGGGGCCGAGCAGCCCCCACAGCGGCGATTCGGGGTTGCGGGTGGAGTACTTCCCGTCCCGGTTGTTCAGTGTGATCGTCAGGTTTCCCGGGTCGGTGCGGGAGCCGAAGTCCCGGCGGCCGTGGTCGATCTCCATGGCGTCGCGCTCGTAGACGTCGCTGGTGATGTCGGTCCAGACGCCGTCGAGCCGCAGCTCGGTGCGCCGGTCCAGCGGGGTGTGCGGGAACACCATGCGTAAGGCCCCCTTTCTAGTTCTGGCCGAAGGCCTTCTGCACGTTGCCGCCGCCGTCCTTGACGACGATGTAGCGGATGATCGCCTTGATGGCCTCGGGCCCGGCGACCTCGATGCGGACCGTGGAGGCCGCAGCCCCGGCCGCGCCGCCGCCGCGGCCGGCGCGGTTGGCGAGGGTGAGGCCGGGCATGGTGGCCATGCCGTCGAGGGCGGACTGCACCCCGGGGACGCCGTCGGTGATGCCCTGCCCGAACGCGTCGGCGAGCGCCTGGCCGGAGTAGAGGGTGTAGCCCTTGCCCGCGAACGGGCCGGTCTTGGCGGGGCTGAAGGGGAAGTAGTCCCGGGCCGCGCTCACGATCGAGCCGGCGGCGTTCTTGACCGAGCCGAGCATGCCCTTGATGCCGTTGATGAAGCCCTGGATCAGCGCCCGGCCCGCGCCCGACAGGACGTTTCCGAGGTTGCCCAGTCCCGACTTGACCCGGCCCGGGATGCCCTTCACCCAGTTGATCAGCTCGGTCGCCTTGCGGACCGTCGCGTTCTTCATCGACGTCCAGTGCTTGATCAACAATCCCAAGGCGGTCCAGTTCAAAAATGCCTGGTAGATCCAGCCGGGGATCTTCTTCACCCACGCGACGATCGCGTTCCAGATCGCCACCGTCTTGGACTGGATCGTCGACCAGTGCTTGATGACGAGCCCGATGATCGACCAGTTCAGGAAGAGATCCCAGACCTTCTGGGCGATGCCCTTGATCCACGTCCAGACCGCGTTCCAGGCCGCGATGGTGAACGCTTTGATCTCGTCCCAGTAGGCGATGATCAGCGCGACGAGGGCGATCACGGCCAGGATGATCCAGCCGACCGGCCCCATGGCGATCAGCCACTGCGCGGCCATCGTCGCGGCCCAGATGATCGCGCGGGCGGCCATCAGCACGAACTGGCGGACCGCGATCAGCGCCGTGCGGATCATCTGCGCGGCGAATGTCGCCATCGACCGCAGCGCGGCCCCGGCCCAAGCGGCGGCGGTGCGGGCCGCCGAGGCGACGGCGGCCGCCGCGATCCTTGCGTAGGCGCCGATGCCGACGGCCATCATCCGCGTCCACCCGGCGATCGCCCGGTAGGTCGAGGACGCCATCACCGTGTTGGCGACGGCGACGACCTTCGCTCCGGCCGCCCAGAGCTTCATCCCGATGGCGACCGCGACAATGCTGGTGGCCATCGCGGACAGCACGTCCGGCGGCAGTGCGTTGATGATCCGCGCGAGGACCAGGGCGACCTGGGTGGTGACCCCGATCAGCGGGCCGAGCGCGGCGAGCAGGTTCAGGGCCGCCTTGGCGACCTGGCCGAGGGTGGTGGCGCCCTCGCGGGCGAGGGCGATGAACTCCGCGAACCCCTCGCTGTTGTGCAGGCTCTGGCCCCAGCGGGCGAACGCGGCCGTGCCCGCTTCGAAGCCGCCGGACATCGTGGTCGACAGCGGCAGGAAGGCCTTGATGACGCCGCCGATCCCGACGGCGATGTTCTTCAGCCCGAACAGGAAGCTCTGCAGGTTCTTACCCGCGACCTTCGCCATGGAGTCGGCGAAGGCCTGCAGGCCCTTGCCGGAGGTGGCGCGGTCGATCTCGTCGACGAACGCCCCGAAGGCCTCGGCGCCGGCCTTGGCGAACGGTGTGAGCGCGGGCAGCAGACGGCGCATGAGCTGCAGGCCCTTGGTGAAGACCGGCATCGTCGTCGACGACAGCGAGTCCGACCAGGCGCTGTAGTCCTTCTTCAGCCCGATGAACTCCTTGGCCGTCGCGCGGGTGGCCGGGGGCAGCTGGGCGAGGGCGTCGTTGTAGGCCTTCTGTTTCTCGGCCGCGTCCTCGGCGCCGGCGGCCGCCGCCTTCTCCGCCTCCTCGGCGAGGGTGGCGACGTCGGCCACGGCCTGCATCTGCGGCCCGACGGCGAGCTGGAATGCCTTCGCCGCGATACCGGCGGAGACGAACGAGGCCGCCATCGCGCCGACACCGGCGGCCACGGCGGCCGCGACCGGCAGGCCGACACCGAGGCCGCCGACGGCCTTGCCGACGCCGGTCAGGACCTTCTTGGCCTTGTCGGCGCCCGCCTGCAGCTGGTCGGTGTCGATGCCCAGGCGCACCGTCATTGAGGCGAGGGTGGTCATGGGCGATCACCCCCTCGCGCTGTTCAGTTGTTGGTGATCACCCGCCCCTGCAGGGAGGCGTTCGCGACCATGGCCGCCTTGAAGAGTTCTTCCGGCGACTTGCGTACGGGTGTGCGGTCCCAGCGGGGCATGAAGTCGGCCAGCTTGGGCGCCCGTTGCCCCTTGCCGCGGTTCACCGCGACGATGGCGGACGCGATCGTCGCCGCGTTCACGTCCCCGCGGACTGCGCCCAGGGGGCCCGCGATCTGCTCGTACGCCCGCCACTCGGCGAGCTCCGCCGAGCCGATGTCGGCGAGCATGTGGCGCACGGAGCGGGCCTTGAGGTGCGCGGCCAGCCGGAAGTAGAACTGCCTGGCTGGCCGCGCCCTCAGTTTCCCGTCAGTTCCTTGACGTCCTCATCGCTCAGCCTCGACAGACGGACCGCGACGTCGCACACGCGCGTGAGCGCGGCCGCGGACTTCTCCCCCAGCCGCTTGGTCTCGGCCACCGACCGGAACAGCACCTTGCCGTCCGCGTCGACGATCGCCGCGGCGGCGAGCCGGGAGCGGAACCCTTCCAGGCCCTCGGCGCGGATCGAGGCGCCGTCCTTGCCGACGAACTGCGACTCGAACTTGTCCCGCTCGGTGCCCGGCAGCTCCCGCACACGGACGGTGCCGCCCCACTCGGGAACCTCGACGTCCTCATACGTGAGGTCGTCCGCGCCGAGGATCTGATCGGCGGACAGGTACTGGGTCATGGGCCGTTCACCTTCTCATTCGTCGTGCAGGGCGTCGGTCACTGTGACCTGGTCGGCCGTGAGGGTGACCGTGACGGTCGGTCGTTCGTCGGGGTTGACGGCCACCACCACGTGACTGTCGCGGGGTATGGCGGCCGGTAGTTCCACGCCGTCGACCAGGACGTGGCAGCCGGTGCCGCGCCGGATCACCTCGATCCGCTTGGCGCGCGGCATCAGGAGCCGGTGGTGATGGTGGGCTTGCCGGACACCTTGTAGGTCACGCTCGCGGCGAGCTTGTCGTCGTGCGGGGCCTCGGGTTCGAAATTGGTGATGATCGCCTTGAAGGCCCAGTTGCCCAGCGTTCCGGGCCAGACGACCTTGTAGCTGCGGGGCACCGCGTCGGCGAAGTCGGCGAGCAGCGAGTCGTGTTCGCGGGGGTCGTAGTTGAGGTCGAGCTCGACCTCGCCACCGTCCTTGAGGCCGCCGATGAACTCGCGCCAGGCGTCCTCGCTGTCGTGCGCGGTGACGTCGTAGGTCTCGCGCTCGATACCGGGCGGGGTGATGTCGGTGACGTTCGCGATGGGGGTGAAAATCTCGGGGGTGGCTCCGTCGCCGCGCTGCAGCTGGGTGCCGAAAGCGTCCAGACCAGCCATCGGTCTGCCTCCTTACGCTTTGGTCAGCCACACGCGATAGCTGACGTTGATGTGCCGGATGTCGGGGTCGGGGTCGCGCAGCTCGGTGTGCTGCTGGTGCGCGACCGACACGTCACGGAAGCCGCTGACGGTCAGAGGCTGGCGGTCCAGGACGGTGTCGAGGGCGGTGAGAATGTCGGCCGCCTCCTTGTAGCCGGGGTAGGACGACCAGATGTGGAGCTCCGCCTGGGCTTCGAGGCCGCGTTGGTTGTGGGCGTCGTCGACGGTCTCGGTGATCGAGCCGACGGTGACGTAGGGGTGCGGCTGGTTCTCGGGGACCTCGTCGAAGACGCCGGTAACCAGGGCTGTCAGCGGGGCGTTGGCGCGCAGCTGCTGCACGATGGCGAGCTGCAGCGGCCACAGGGCCGTTGTCACCCGCCCCTCCCTCGCTGCTTGTCGTTGGCGATCTTCTTCTCCAGCCGGGCGATCTTCTGCAGCGCATCGGCCCGCGCTGCCTCCGCATCGGCCAGGCGCCTGCGCTCGCGCGTCAGTTGCCGGAGCCAGGAGTCGGTCAGGCTCACCTGCTCACCCCCCTTCAGATGTGCCGACGGAACGCCGCCCGGTAGGTGCGGGTGACCTGCCTGCGGTGGTCGTTGAAAGCGGGCACTAGGTACGGCTGGGCGGCCATCTTCGAGGTGCCCTTCTCGACGTACAGGGCGTACTCCAGCTGGTCTTCCTCCCACACCCCCACCTCGGCCCGCCCGAAGTGGGCGTTGACGCGCTTGTCGAGGGCCTGGAAGAGGCCGCCCTCGTCACGCGGCGCCTTCTCCGTGGCGGTGCCCTTGACGTTGTCGGCCCACTCCTCCAGCGTCTCGGCGCGGGCCTGCCGCATCGCCTCGGGCACGCGCGCGACGGCGCGCAGCGCGTTCTGCAGGCCCTCCAGCCGCACCCGGGCCATGGCTCAGGGCAGCTGCAGGACGGCGACCGTGACGGAGGTGGCCGCGCTGTAGGTGACCGCGGCCCTGCCGGTGGCCGGGTCCCGGTAGGTGGACTTCAGCGGGATGAACGCGTCGCCGCCGGCGGGGATGACTTGTGCGGCGTCGGCGATCGCGAGGCCGCCGACGGTGCCCGGGGTGGCGACGGTGACGGTCTTCGCCGAGGCGTCGTCGTTGCGGACGTGCAGGACGAGCTTCTCGCCGATCGGGGCTTGGTCGCCGCCTCCGGCAGCGGCGGCGTAGGTGGGCTGCAGCCCGCCCAGGGGCATCGCTTGTGCGATCAGGACAGCCATAGCGGGGGCTCCTCACGTGGTGCTGTTCAGGGGTTGGACGAGCGTGCAGTCCGCCCGGAGGTAGGTGCCGTCCTCGGACGGCTCGAAGACGGCGACGACCTTGAGCACGCGCCCGGGCGGGCGCAGTTGGTCACGCCGCTGTACGTCGGTGCCGGGCGCGAAGTACCAGGTCTCGTTCAGCTCGGCGCCGGCCTGGTCGGCGGCCGTCCGCTCGCGTGCGGACGGCTGAGACCTGCGGGCGCGCGGGGTGGACTGGTGCACCCAGGTCGTCGCCTGGCCCCCGCCGCCGTCGTCGACGGACGCCTCGCGCCAGACCTCGATCCTGCGGTTCAGTAGGCGGCCGACGCGGCTCACCTCGACCTCACCACCGTGACGCCTCCGCCGAAGCGTGCGGCGAGCTGCTCGCGCAGGTAGTCGGGCAGCTCGATGTCGGTGATGCGGCCGCTGTCGCCGTAGGTCACGGCGTAGTCCCCGATGCGTTCGGAGCGAATGTCCCGCGCGGCCAGGCCCTCGCCGTCGGGCTGGGCCCGGTGGGCGACGAGGACGGCGGCCGCGATCCGGCACACCAGGCCGACGAGGTCCGCCGGCACCGTGGCCAGGCCGTGGGTGTAGGTGACGGTGACCTCGGACGGCTCGGGGCCGGGTGACCAGCCTGCCGCCCGCCACAGCTGCCCGGACCGCAGCTTCCAGTCCGTGACCGTCTCGCCGTCGATGGCGACGGAGGCGACGGAGAGGACGGGGGGCCCGGGCAGGCTCAGCCACTGAGAGTTGTCCGGGCCCTCCAGGGCGACGGTGGAGGTGGTCTGGCTGATCGGTACGCCGGCCGCCTCGCGAACGGAGGCCGAGGCCTCCGCCAGGAACGTGCCGACGATGGTCGTCTCGGAGACCTCGACAGTCAGCCCGCGAGCCTCCAGGTCCGCCACCGACGCCAGGGCTGCCAGTGCCACGGTGGCCTCCCGTCAGGTCGCAAGGTCGATCAGGTCGGCCTTGGTGTAGTTGGAGGCGTCCTCGGCGGAGAGCAGGCCCTTGGAGACGACGTGGGCGATCCACTCCGACTTCGGGGCGTCCTCGTCCGGGCGGGCGCCCGCAGGCGTAGGCACGGGCTCGTTGCCGGGGGTGGGGCCGGGGTGCTGGGCGTGGTCGGCCGGGAGGTCGATCAGCTCCTGGCGGGTCATGCCCTCGGCCCGCTCGGCGTCGAGGCCGAGCGCGGTCACCGCGTACAGCACCCAGTCCTTCTTCGGTGCCGACTTGGCCGGCCTCGGTACCGGCTCCTGGCCGAGCGGGCCCCCGGGCGCGGGCGCGGGGGTGTTCTCGCGCAGGGGCGAGCCGTCGGCGTTGACCTGCCGCAGGTAGCCCAGCCGCAGCCGCCGCTTGAGGTCCGAGCTCATCTTCGAGGGCGTCATCTCGAAGACGGAGCCGCCCTCGCCCCGGATGAAGACGGTGCCCTCATCCTTGACCGGCGGCCGAGCCTTGGACTGGGCCTGCCGACTGCGGAGGAGCTGCAGGGCGGCGGCCAGCTCCTCCTCGGTGAAGCCCTCAGCTGATGCGGAGCCGGCCATCACACGCTCCGCGGGATACGCAGGACGTCGATCGTCCCGGCGTAGCCGGTCTCGAAGTCGATGAGCAGGGTGCCGTCGTTCTGGAGGAACCTGCCGGACTCGAAAGGCCCGAAGTAGCGGACCCCGGACGTGGCGGCGACCTCGACGGTGAGGTCTCCCTGCCCGGCGGCCATCGCGGGCGGGTTGTCGCCGGCGCGCACGATGAGGTCGTGTGCGGCGCCGTCGGTGTGGGTGGTGCGGATCAGGGTGTACTCGGGCACGGCGTCGTTGATGACGACGCCGTTGGTGACGAGCGTGGCGTCCACGGTCGTCGGCCCGGTGGCTCCGTTGAGGGAGCTGTTGGCGACCAGGTTGCGGTACGCCACTGCGGTGCGGGGCATGGCCGGGTGTCCTTCCTGCTCAGGTCTGGGAGGCGGTGACGATGGCGATGCCGTCGGGGCGCACGAGCTTCGCCCCGTACAGGGCCAGGCCCTTGACGGCGTCGGAGAAGGAGGACTCCGGCCGGTAGGCCTCGGTCTTGTTGATCTGCTCCGCGAAGCTGATCGCCGCGTTGACCCCGGCCTGGATGACGTTGTCGTCGCCGGTGGGGTTCGGGGTGTTGTTGGACTGCGCGATGTTGAAGCCGGCCGCGCGTCCGACGAAGCCGTTGCGCAGGGCGTCGGTGGTTCCGGCCTTGTCGGCGGAGATGAACCGGTCGTCGCGCAGCAGGCGGCCGGTGAACCAGGGCGGGACCACGCAGTAGCGGCCCTCGGTGGGCACGTCGGCGTTGTCCAGGGCGACCTTCAGCGGCACGAGGACATCGTCGTAGGCGTCCGTGGGGGTGGCCGCGACGACGGAGATGGTGCCGAGGTTGTTGGCCGCGGCGACGCCGGTGTAGAGGCCGGCGATGTACCGGTCGGCGACGTCGCGCAGCCGGTAGGCCGCGCGGCTCATCGCCTCGGGCATGACGTTGCCCTTGGCCTGCCGCTTGTCGACGTCGTCGACCTTGAACGCCCAGTACTTGGACTGGTCGATGACGAGGTTGCGCTGAGCGTCGGTCAGCTCCTCCGGCGTGATGACCGTCGAGTTCGGCACGTAGTCCGAGATCGTCGGGTCACTGATGGAGGTGATCTTGACGACGTCGCCGGACTCGGCGATCTCGCCCTCGTAGTCCCGGTTGACCACCATGGGCCCGCCGTAGACGAGAGACCTGCGCCACGCGACCAGGAGCCGGGCGCTCCAGATCTGCGGCTTGAAGTTGTTGATGGACATCGGTGCCCTCCAGGGGTCATCCGGCGCCGAGCAGGTCGTCGAGTCGGCCGTCTTCCTGGGCCTTGACGATCTGTTCGGCGGACATGTTCTTGAGGTCGCGCTCGGTGAGCTGCTTCGGACGGCCCGCCTTGCGCGCTGCCCCTCCGTCGCCGGTGCCCTGGAACCTCTTCGCCGTTGCGGCGCCCAGGTAGGGCTTGTCCTTGATCAGGTCCTCGATCGCCTCGGCGATCTCCTCCGCGTCGACTTCGCCGTCGTCGCCGACCTCGAACTGTTCGAGGTCGATGAACCTCAGCGCGTCGCGGGGATCCGCGAGCTTCTTCGCCGCGGCCGCCCTGATCTCGGCCTTGAGGATGCGGGTGTTGGCGGCGGCCGTTGCGGCCGCGGTCGCCTTGGCCACGGCGTCATCGCCGCCGCCTTTGTCCTTGTCCGCCAGTCGGCGCTCAAGGTCGCGGCGCTTGTCCCGCTCGCTGCGCCACTTGCCTTTCATGGAGGCCAGGGCTCGCTTGCCCTTGTCGCCGAGCTGGTCGGCGCCCTCGGGGTCCGCGTCGTCCTCGCCTTCGCCGTCCTGGTCGTCGTCGCCGGCCTCGGCGTCGTCGTCCTGGCCGTCGTCGTCACCCTCGTCACCGTCGCCGTCCTGGCCGTCGTCCTCGTCGGGGGCGCCGCCGAGGATGGGCCAGACCGGGTGCAGCTCGTCGTCCTCGCCGGGGCGGGCCTTGCGCCAGCCGACGGCAGTGAGACCGGTGAGCGGGTGTACGGGCAGGGGTGCGTGCATGGTGGTGTCTCCCGTTGCGGGTGAAGGGGCCGGGCGTTGCGCCCGGTCAGACGATGTAGGCGTTCTTCTTCAGCAGCCGGATCGCGTGATCGCGGTCGCCGTCGGCCAGCCGGTAGATCTCCTCCGGCATCAGCCGCACGGCCTTGGTCCGGGTGCGGGCCTGGGTGCTCTCGCCGAAGCGGACACCGGCGGCCTTCTCGAACTTCGCCCGCCGCGAGGCGTAGAAGCCGCGCCGGGTGGTGCCCTCGGATGTGGCCTGGACGGAGCGCCTGTAGAGGGTCGCGGTCTTCATGCCCCGCCGAGCGTTGACGACCTGGGCGATGTCCGCGCCCTCGGCGATCGCCTGCATGCCCGCCTCGCCGAACGCACGCCGCTGCTGTGTCGGGTCCATCTGCGCGAACAGTTCGTCGGGGCCGAGCAGTTCCCACGTGTCGCCGGGACGGCGCGGCGCGAGCGTGCAGTCGCAGCGCGGGTGGCGCAGGAACCCGTCGGACAGGCTGTACTCGCTGCCCGCGAGGATGATGCAGCGCGCGCACGCGGGCAGGTGCACGACGCGCACGTAGGAGACCACGCGCGGGCGGGCGATCATCCCGGCCATGTCGGCGATCCGTCCGGCGTCCGCGACCAGGGAGCGGGTGACCATCTCCAGGAAGTACGCCCCGGACAGGATCGACATCGTCATCGAGAACCCGCGGCGCAGCCGGTTGAGGGCGATCAGCAGCGGATACAGCAGCGCCGGCGTCAGGTCCCCGGCGGCCGCCGCTGCGGTCTCCGGGTCCACCGTGCCTTCGCCGGGCCCGGCCTCCCGGTTCAGCCACGCGTCCGTTGTGGCGGCGGCCGCGACCTGTCCGGCGTGGATCAGCTCGGCGGCGAACATCGCGCCGGCCAGCCACGAGCCCTCCAGGTCTTCAGGGTCGGTGGCCATCCATACCGAGCGCACGGCGGCCGCCGTCACCGCGGCCTGGGCGGCACGCTCGGCCTGGTGTGCTTGCGCCTCGGGCGGGACCGTCATACCGGCGCCCCCTCCTCGGCCTCCGCCTCGTCCTCGACGAGGCCCTCCTCGACGGGGGCGGGACGCTGGGCGAGCATCTGGGTGGCAGCGGCGAGCGGGTCCATCTCGGCCTCCCGCTCGCGCATCGCGACGACATCCGCGACCTCGGTCGGGGTGAGGCCGTAGCGCAGGGCCAGCCACTCGAAGGGAAAGCCGATCGTCTGCAGCTTCACCAGGGCGTCGGCGAGCTGGGCGTGCGAGCGGGACTCCGAGTCGGCCCACAGCACCGCGCCCGCGCGCATCGCCCTGGCCTTCGCGTCTTCCCCGCGCGCGAGGTAGATGAGCCGGGCGACCTCGCGCAGGGCCTGACCGAACCACAGCTTCTTCTCGTCGACGCGCTTCACGAGGCCGGTCTCGGCGGCGAGCAGCGCGTCCCCGCTCAAGTTGGCCATCTTGCCGATGAGGTAGTGCTGCGGGGTGCGGGTCTGCGCGGCGAGGTGGCCGACAGCCGTCTCGATGATCCCGGTGTAGGCGGCGAGGTTCGCGGCCTGCCACTCGGCGATCTTGGCGTCCTTGCCGGTGATCCACGCGACGCGGTCGACGGCGAACTTCGCCAGGTCCACCGGCTGCTTGCCGACGATCTCCCCGGCAGAGTTCAGCTTGGGGATCATCGGCCGCTCGGCGCCTAGGACGACGCGCTGAGGGAAGGACGCGTAGTCGGAGGCGGTAAACAGCTGCGCCCAGATCAGGTTGATCGCGTCCTGCATCCCGACGACACCGGTGATGTCCGAGATCGGGTCGCCCACCAGCATCGGCTTATTCGGCAGCTCCACCAGCGGCACCAGCCCCATGGGGTTGAGCTGAGGGTTCGGCTCGCCGAGCCGGGCCTCGTCGCGAAGCTGCCACGACCTGAGCCGCCCCTCGGCCCCCGGCGGCACCCACAGCCGCATCGCCTCGTCGACATCGGCCATCTGCGGGGACTTGCTCTGCTTGAGCAGCGGCCGCTCGAACCGCCACAGCTCATCGGGGAGGTACAGCGTTGCGTAGTCGCAGTTGCCGTCCTGCCACCGCTTCAGGCCCGCCCGCCGCTTCACCCGCGAGCCGGGCACGTAGGCGACGATGCACTGCGCGGCGTCCTCGAAGGTGACGACCGGGGTGTCCTCATCGTCCGGGTCACCCCACACCAGCACGAACGACCGCGCGGAGTTGACCGCGCCGAGGAACCCCAACTGCGAGTCACCATCGAGGCCGTTGACCTGCCACACCTCCCACAGGTCCTTGTCCGCCTTCATCTCGCCGGAGGCCTGGAAGCCGGTCACGGTCAGCCGCTCGACCGGGCTGTCCGCAACGACCTGCACCCAGTTGTCGCTGAAGTCCTTGTAGCGGCCGCCGTGGTACTTCGCGAAGTCGTCGGATGCGAACTTCAGCGGCTGCTTGCCCCGGTAGTAGTCGTTGTTCTCGTCGATCTCCGACTGCCGGCGGACCAGCTCCGACTCCAGCAGGGACACCAGCTGCAGCGCCTCCCCCAGGGTGGCCATAGAACGCCCCCTTCACGAGCCGTAGTAGTAGGACACGTCCTGCTCAGCCAGGCCCGCCGCGATCACGTCACCGAGCGCCTCGTGCGCAAGCACCGACGACACCGCGATGTCGATCTTCTGGACGGGACTCGCCTTGCGCAGCACGTACAGCCCGCTCGGCCGCTCGGCCTGGCGGGCGTTCTCGATGTGCGACTGCGTCAGCTCACAGCCGTCGTGCGTGAACGCGGCAGCCCGCTGCCCGTCGGCGGTGTTCCGCTTCAGGACGTCGGTCTTCAGCCGCTCGGCCGCCGCGTGCATCTGCACCATGCGGCGCGTGTACCAGCGGATCACCCGCTCCTCGCCGTACAGATCCACCCACTCGTCGACCTCGGTGTCCCAGTACGGAGGGTCGGCGTAGAGCCGCACCACGTCGTAGCGGTTCATCAGCTGGTCCATCGCCGCGCGCACCTCCGCGCGCGGGACCTGGCCCCCGTAGTCGGCGGGGTTCCAGACGGTCGGCTCGTCGTTCGACCCGTACAGCGGGGTGAACTGGTAGCCGTCCATCGTCTCTGCCCGGATCGCCGTCCAGTCGTCCATGTCCGAGCCGTCGAAGCCGAGGACGATCCGCGCCATCGGGCGGACCCTGCGCGGCTTGGCCTTCGCGGCCCACTTCGTGCCGTCCAGCCAGCCCGCCGAACCGGCCACGCACCGGTTGCCGAAGAACCGCTCGGCCTGGGCGGGGTCCTTCTCCATGATCTCGGCGGCCTCGGCCTCGATGGCGTCGAGGTCGACGTGCGTACTGCCCGCGTACACCACCGCATGGATCTTCCGGCGGTCCCGCTTGTTGTTGTACGACAGCACCTTCGGGGCCTGGGGGTGGTACTTGAAGATGTCCCGTGCCTTGGCCTGAGACGTCGTCTGCGCCACCGACTCCTCGGACGGATCCCACCCGTTCGTCGTCTCCATCGACCGGCCGCCCATGCCGGCCGCGCCGCGGCGCTGGGTCTCCGCCGCCTTCCGCAGCTTGTTCGCCGTGGTGTACAGGCCGGACTCGTCCTGCATCGCGAAAATAATCGGGTTACCCAGACGGGACAGCGCCGACGACGTGACCGTTTCGATCTTGCCGTCCTCGCCGACCCGGGTGAACTCTTCGCCGACCCGCATGAGTTCCTTCAGCGGGCCCTTCTTCACCATCGACTGCAGCGGCCGGTAGACGTTGTCGACCTGGGACTCCGAGGTCGCCATCAGCTGGATCAGCGGGGTGGGCCACGGAGTGCCCATGGGGTCGCCCGGCTCGTACTGGTACCACCAGCCGCACGAGCAGCCGTGGTCCGCGCACCGGTACCTCTCGCCGCCGCGGGCCCACCCGTTGAAGACGACCGGGCCCGCGGCCTCGGCCAGGACGATGGTCGCCGACCACGGGCCCTTGCCGGTCTTCTGCGGCGCCACCACCTGCGAGCGCCGGTTGTGGAACGCGGGCGCCAGCTGGCCGAAGGTCGCCGTCGGCCTGACGCGGTAGTGGTTGACCGTGCACCACAGCTGCCACGGGTACAGCTCGAGGTCCTCGCCGGCCCGGAAGCCGTCGGGCACCGGGCAGTGCGCTTCGATCCAGTCCGGAACGATCCACAGGGTGGGGAAGTCGACGGCGAAGTCGAGGTCAAGCGCCTTCGCCACGAGGCACGACCCTCAGCCGGTCACGCGCGCTCGGGCGCCGGGGGACCTCCACCTGCGGCACCGGCTGCTCTTCCTCGACTGCCGGGGCGATCTTCCACCGGTTGCGCAGCATGCCCTGCACAGACAGGCCCAGCGAATCCAGGTACTGGCGCACCACCTTCTGCAGCTCGACCGACGCCTTCGGCAGCTCCGCCTCGGCCAGCTTCCGCACGAACATGGCGACCTCGTAGCGCTGGTCGAGGTCCTCCCACGCCACAGCCTGCGGGCGCGACCACAGGTCCTCCCACAGCACGATCTCCCGCTCGGTCTGCGTGACCAGCGGCCACTCCGGGGCGGGAGCAGTACGGCCTTCCGCAGGGAGCGTCGTCCAGCCGGCCGCGTTCGTCGGCCTCGACTGCCGCAGCGAGCGAGGGTCCGGCGGCGGGCCGGAGACAACGCGGGCTCCACCCTTGGGCATTGGTGATCACTCCTCCACGCTGCCTTGCGCAGCACTGGGCGTCGTCACCTTGCGTGACGATCTTGACCTTCTGAACCCGACGGACCTCCCGGAGCCCTCCCCGGCGTTCTGGGCCCCCTACTCGGTGGGGGTCCACCCCCACCCCCCGATAGGCCTCTGACCTGCGCTTTTGCATTCCTTTAGGCTTCTGACCTGCAACGATGCGATTTGGTCACTCTTCGCGGTCGTTCCAGCCTCCGGGCTGATGCTTCGCTGTCTCGCGAGAGTGGTGAGCCTTCGTCATCGCTTGCAGGTTGGTCCAGTCGTGACCCCTTGGCCCCAAGGGTCCGAGGCCATCACGGTGGTTGACCTCTGTAGCCCTGGGACGTAGCAGTGCGGACATGGCCTCGCACTCGTCGCACTCGCAGTACGGATGGGCTCTCAGGTACTCAGCGCGTGTACGTGTCCAGCGTGCGTCATAGCCCTTGGATGCTGCTGTGGGACGTGCGCGCTGTGCCCTGCCCTGGCATGCCTCGCAGCGTCCCCCAGGGGTGAGCGTGGGGCATCCAGGGGTGGGACAGACCTGCATCGCCCTGCGTGCCATGTCTGCCTCCGTGAGGGCCCGCTGCCCGGTCGCTGCGCGCACACCGCGACCGCGTTAGCGGCCGCGGGAGGATCTCCCCGGTCCCGTCGCCGGGCAGCGGACGGCTTGCACGACAGAGCCCCCGGGTTTGGTCACCAGGGGCTCAGTCGTGTGTCTGTGGATGGTCAGCAGGACTCGTCGAGCTTGACGGAGTAGATGGCGACGCGGAGGGCGTCCGTGGCGCCGGGCGCCGGGTCCTGGCGACAGACCTTCCAGTTGCTGTTGTCGAGGACCCAGCGGCCCTCGGACGACGCGTCCTCTTCGTTGACCATGAAGCCTTTGCTGCGCAGCAGGCTCTGCGCCTCGCCGTGGTTCATGCCGACGACGTCGGGCACCTCGCTGGTCCCCGGCTCGGCCTCGTCGGCGCCGGCCTCGGTGGCGGGCGCGTCCGTTTCAGTCTCGGTGGGGCTGGTGTCCTGTTTCGTCTGGCCGCTGGTGTCCTCGGCGGTGGTGTCCGGCTTGCTGGAGCTGCTGCCGCTGGCGCCCTCGCAGGCGGTGAGCGTGAGCAGGGCTGCAGCGGCGAGTGCTGCTGCGATGGTTCGGGTGTGCATGGTCCCCCCTGAGCGGTTTGTTGCTGAGGGGTCATCATGCGGCATGTGAGGACGGCGTGAAGCTGATGTGACTGTGCTGTGACACGACGAAGCCCCGACCGGGGGGACCGAGTCGGGGCTTCGTCGTGGGTCTGTGGTGCCGTTTCAGGGCACAGTTGTACACCCGGATCGTGACACGCGGCTGACCTGCGGTCAAGCGGCGTTGCGGGTGGGGCGCTTTGCTTGGAGGGAGGCGACGTCGGCGACGGCGTACCAGGGTTGCCGGTCGGTGCCGCCAGACCGGGCGAGTCGGCCTCGGCGGACGAGCTGGCGGACGCCGCCAAGGGTGATGCCGAGCTGCTGCGCGGTCTGGTGGGCGGTGAGGTGGCCGGGCCGGATCATCTGCGACTCCATGCCTCCAGTGTCCGTCAGCGGGCGCCGGCCTGGTGGGTGCGGCGCCAGTGGTTGTGGGCGCGGCGGCCGACGCGGAGCCGGAGCTTCTTGCCGAGGCAGCGCGGGCACAGCTTCGTCTTCCCGAACCGTTCGATCGCGCCCAGGCCGTCGCACCTGCGGCAGGGGGCGAACGGCTTGACGGCGCACTGGACGGCGTAGAAGCCGAGCCAGAGCACGAGGGCGGCCATAGCGAGCCACATGGGGTGTCTTCCTCTCCAGATGGGGGTGTTTCCGGGGTTCCAGCGGCGCCCCTGCTAGACGCTAGGCGCCTGCTCAGGGGGCGTATCCGGTGCTAGCGGGCCTGCTAGACCTAGCGTGGCGGGGTGCTAGGTCTAGCGACTGTTTCGGGGCCTACGCGGCCAGCCTGTCGGCCTCTCGGCGGGCGATCGCGGCGGCCACGTCGGCCCGTTCGATGCCGCGCCGGTTCTTGCCCTCGCCCTCGTCGGTCTGACCCCACACCTGCCCGGTGCGGACGCTCCAGGGCTTGAGCGCGACGGTGACGTTCTCGCCCTTCCACTCCCCGTAGGTGTCGGGGCGGAGTTCGGCGAGGCGGGCCGCGATCCGCTCGCACCACAGGGCCTTCTCCGTGGCCTTCATGACCTTCAGGACGTCGCCGAGGACATCCATGCCGATGGTGGCGGAGGGGCCCTCGCCGAGGGCGTGGCCGGTGACGTTGCCGTAGTCCTCGCGCAGCTGGCGGGCGCGGGCCACGACCACCTCGGCACCGGGGCCGTCGACGAACGCGGAGGCCGCGATGACCGGGTCGTCGCCCTCGCCGGACATCCAGCAGATGCCGCGGTCGGAGCGGGTGAACATGGTGGCGCGGATGCCGGCCTTGTAGGCGCCGGTCCCGAGGACCATGTCGTTGGCGGTGTGCCCCATGACCTTCAGGCAGAAGCGGAGCACGGCGTTCGCGCTGATGCCGGGCGGCAGGGACTTCGCGTCGGGCCGCTGGGTGGCGAACATGCCGACGATGCCGAGGGCCGGGCCGCGCTTGGCGAGGTCGGTGGCGATGGACTCCAGCTCGGCGCCGTACTTCTCGTGCTCGAACGGGACCTGGCACTCGTCGAAGCCGACGACGATGGGGTGCAGGCCAAGGCTCTTGTCGCTGGCCAGGGCCGGGGTGACCTTCGACTCGGGGCAGCGGGACTTGGGCAGGTTGCGGATCACCTTGGCGCGGCGCCGCAGCTCCTCCTTCAACTCCCGCATGGCGTGCACGACGTATTCGAGATCCTCGTCGTCCTCACCGGACCGGTAGCGGTGACAGACCGGCTCCAGCGGGCCGAGGTCGCCGGTGCCCTTGAAGTCGAACGCATACAGGGCGGCGCGCGGATCGAGGGCGGCGATGAGCATCAGCAGCCTGAGCAGGAACGTCTTCCCCATCCTGGGGATGGAGCCGATCACGACCGACGCGAACATGAGGGTGACCATGATGTCCCGCATGCGCTGGTCGTTGCCGAACACGACGGGCTTGAACAGGTCGACCTGGCCGTCCTTCAGCAGCGGCCACGGCGGCTTGCTGGTCTCGTTCATCGGCTTGTCGCCGACCCAAAGGATCAGCCGGCCCTCGTGCTCTGTCGGGTCGCCGGACGGCCACACGCAGCCCAGCTTGCGGCGCAGGCCGGACGCGAGGGCCTGGCGCTGCTCCATGACGTCCTCGGGCACGACGCCGTAGGGAAGGTCGAGGTCGGCGCGGTAGCCGGGTCCGTCGCGGGTGATTTCGCTGGTGAAGCGCATGCCGTTCATGTCGCCGCCCTTCTTCACAGCGGCGGAGATCTTCGCGTTGCCGATGGAGTCCAGGGCGCGCAACACGATGGTGCCGGTGAGCTTCTGCAGGTCGGTGCGCATGACGGCCGGGCCGATGACGGGGGCGTCGGGCTGCTGGCCGAAGTACCCCATGGTGAGGACGGCGCCGGCCGCGAACGCCCACAGGTAGGCGGGCGCCATGACGTACAGCCACAGCGCGAAGCCCGTACCGAACACGGCTGCGGTCATGACGACCAGGCCGCGGAGCCGTACCCGGTTGCCGCGGAGACGGGCGAGGTGCAGGTACTCGTCGACATCCTCGGTGCGGACGGCGTGCCCGCGGAGCGGGGCGGCCTCGCGGTCCCACAGCCAGCGGTTCGTCTCGGCGGCGAAGCGGCAGGCGCCGCGCGGGGACATCGCGGCGAGCTGTACTCCGTACCAGGGCAGGCGTACCCCGTGGTAGAGGCTGGCGTACCCGAGGCGTCCGCTGGCGTGTCGGGCCGTGGCCGCGAACTCGGTGCGGTCCTTCAACCAGGCGGGCAGGATCGGCCGGCGCTTCTCCTCGGTGACCCCCGGGGCGGGCAGCTTCGGGTTGTCGACGGGTACGGGCGTACTCGGTGTACCCGGCTCCTCGGGTACGGCGGGTGCGGGTGTACTCGGCGGGGCGGCGGTCGGGGCGATGGTGGTGTCCGTCATCCTGGCTTCTCCGGTCGTTCTTGAGGACGGTCGGGTGCACGGGGCGGCCGGGTGTACCTGGCCGGGTACGGCCGCCCCGTGGCGTACCTACTTCTTCTTCCGGCGCAGGGCCGCGTTCTCGATCCGCTCGACGCGACGCTTCAGGTCGGACAGGTCGACGCCGTCACCGGCCAGGCCGCGCTTGCCCATGCGGACGACCAGGCCAGCCAGGCGGACCTTCTCGCCGGTGGTGAAGTCGCTGAACTTGAGGTCGTCAGACTTGGGCATGGTCAGTTCCCCTTCTGGAAGTCGCGCCACATCGAGCGCAGGATGAGCAGGCAGGCAGTCGCGCAGGTCGCACCGATGGCGATGGCCACGGCGAACATCGCGCCAACCAGGCCGGCCGACACCACCACGCCGCCGATGACCAGCCACTTCTTCGCGCTGAAGTCCTGCTGCGGCTGGTGGTGTTGGCATGTCGGCTGCTGCATGGACTGCAGGCCGCGCGTGACCGCCTGGGCGATCAGGTCGTTGCGGATGGCGTCCAGCTGCTCGGAGTTCTTCGCGGCCTCGACCGCCTCCCTCACGGCCTTCTCCAGGGCGTCGCTCATCGCGTCCACCCCCGAGGCCGGTGCAGGTGCGGACGGGCGGCCAGGCCGAGGGCGAACGCCAGGACCACCGGCTGTGAGGCGATGGCGGCCACGCCGCCGATGACCAGCGACATCAGCGCCGGGTACACCAGGAGTACGCCGAGGAGTACACCGAACAGGAGCCACTTCATGACCGGCCCGCCGATCCGGCCAGCTGCCATGCGACCTGGGCCTGCTTGAAGCCGTCCTGGATCTCCTTGGCCCGGTTCTGGCCGACGCGCAGCCGGTCCTTGATGCCGCGGATGGACGGCATCTCGCCCGCCAGCAGCTCGGCCTTGAACTGCTCGGCAGCCCAGCCGAGACCCATCTGCGTGAGCGGGTCAGCCTGCGCCGGGTTGCCCTCCTCGTCGGCCTGGTCGCCGCCCGTCATGTACTCGTGATCGTCCTTCCACACCTCTTCGGGTACGTACTCGGCGTGTACCTCGGGGCGGGTACGCGTCGCCTCGGAGGCGAGTACGGCCGCCGGGATTTCGTGACGGGTTTCGTGTCCCAGCGCGCGGCGTAGTTCCCCGGGGCAGTCGAACGTCGGGAGCAGGCGGGCGCCTGCGGGTACTGCCTCGGGTACGTCGGGTACGGCCTCCTCGATCTCCGGGTACGCCTCGGGTACGGGGGGTACACGCTCGACCTCGACGGTCGGGGTGACCGGGACGGGCGCCTTGGCGCGCTTGGCGAGCGCCTGGTGGATCTGCCGCATCAGTGCGCCGAAGGCGAGCAGCGCCGCCGTGGGCGGCACGGCGGCCACCACGTAGTCGAGCAGCTGCGCGTCCGTGCCGACCCCGGCCACGTTCAACGCGATGGACGAGCCGGAGCCGACCACCGTCAGCCCGATCGCCCATTTGTCGACGGCGCCCGCGAGGGCGGCCCGGAGCATCAGCAGCTCCCCGGCGACGATGAACAGGTCGAGGGTCGCGGGCCACGCCCACGCCCGGATCTCCTTGTCCTCCATGCCGTGGGCCAGGGCGACCTCGGCCAGGTGCGCGTAGGACAGCCAGAACGCGGCGGCCGTGAGCGCGATGATGACGAGGCCGGCCGTGATGGCGAGCGCTCGGGACGGGTTGCTGATCATTCGCCGACCTCCAGCGCGGACAGCCGCGTGGCCAGGCGTCGCAGGTAGAGCGCGTGCCGGTGCATAGCGTCCGCCAGGTCGTCCAGGCTGGCGGCGTCGAGGGTGCCGGTGTAGCCGGTCTGCTCGACGTACACGCCGACCTGCGGGGCGCTGGAGAACGGGGACTGCGTGAGCATCGCCTTCCACAGCGTCTGGTCACGGAAGTCGAGGTCGTGCTCGGTGCCGTAGTGGGTGACGTCGGTCAGGAACTCGGCGCGGTCGCCGGAGTGTCCAGCGCACCAGTCGGGCTCGGCGATGGTGCGGCTCTGGGTGACGAGGATGTTGACGCTCGTGGTGTTGGGCTCGGCGCTGCTCACTGGCCTTCACCGGCCTCGGTGGCGAGGAAGGCGGCGACGGCGGGGAACGCGCGGTCGACGGAGGCGCGGGCGGCCTCCTCGGCGTCCTCGATCAGGTGTGCGTCGTCCCTGTGGTCCTGGACGCGGCGGTCGACGCTGCTCGCGTAGTCGTCGCGGCACAGGCGGTGCAGCTCGGCGACGGCCGGCGGCAGCGGCTTGGCAGCCGGCTCGGCGCCGAGGGCGCGGAGCAGGATGCGGATCGACTCGGAGAGTGCGCCGTGGGCCTGGGCGTAGCCGAATTCGCCGAAGTTCTTGGTGTCGCTGTAGGCGGCGAGCATCTTCTGGGCGACGCGGATGGCGACGGCCAGATCGGTGTCGGTTTCCAGCGCGCTGGAAAGAGTGCGGTTCATCGGGCGCCGCCCGTCTGGCGGGCGCGGCGCAGGGCCTCGTCCATGTCCGGGTCGGAGTCGCCGGGGCGGGGCGTGATCGCGGCGGTGCGGAAGCCGGTGCTGGCGGGGATGTAGTAGCCGGCGCCGGTGCCGCCCATCTCGCGGTCGGCGTACTGCCAGCTGCCGACGTCGACGGGCCGCTCGTGGGTGTGCCGCATGACGCGGAAGTGGTGGCTGATCGACTGGCGGGCCATGACGCGGAGCAGGCCGCCGAAGTCGCGGGTCGCGTCGAGTCGGCTGAGGTAGCTGTAGAACGCGAGGAACGTGTTCTGCGCGAGGTCGTCGACGAGGTGGGCGTCGCTGGCGGTCAGTCGGCCACGGATGGTGGCGCGCACCATCGGCAGGTACTGGCTGTAGGCGGCGGTGAAGCGCTCGCTCAGCTGCTCTGCCGGGGTGCCGCGGCGTGCCGCGGGCATGGCAAGATCGGCCATAGCCGGATCTCCTCCTGGTTAGGTCAGGTAGGCGGTGCGGTCAGGCCCTTGGCTGGGATTGCAGTCCCGGCCTTGGGCCGTCTTCAGTTGTGGGGCTACGTCTTCGGCTGTTTGTTCTTCAGCGCGTTGATGGCCCGGTTGATGCCGGCCCGGGTGACCCCGAGCTCTCGGGCTACTGCTGCTTGGCTTCCGAGTTCGGCCTCGCCGTCGAGGAGGGCCTGGGCCCGTTCGTCGGTGGCCTCTTGGTAGGCCTTCTGTGCGGCTTCCTGCTTGCGGACAGCTGCGTCATGGCGCTCTTTCCACGTAGTCACGTCCCTCCTAGTACCGGGACCGGTGGGCGCTCCGCAACTGTAACCAGGGGTGGCGACGCTCGTCAACACCCCTGGCGACATCATGCCTGTCCCGTGCGCTGCGCCCGCTGGAACGCCGCGTGGATGAGTCGCTGAGCCTCGCCGAGATGGCGGGCGCATATCTTCAAATCGGCGTCGGGGTCGACGGCCTCACCGGTGCACTGGTTGCCGCGGCCGGACAAGACACGGCAGGTCACGATGCGCTCGGGCACGACTCCTCCTTCGGCTGGAACTGCTGGAGCTGATGCCAGTCCTGCAGCGTCGAGTAGGCGTAGCCGCACCACCGGCACTGCACCCGGGTCTGCCCCGGCAGCCGCTTGATGACGGCCCCGCACACCACGCCCTGGTCGTCGACCGCCACGCACAGGCCGAGACGCTGCGGGCGCGGCACGGGATCGCCGACGACCGACCGCATGCCGGTCTCCAGCCCGCGCACCTCGCTCGCCAGGTCGCCGGCCGCCGGATACTCGACGGCGATCCAGTCGAGTTCCATCTCCAGCCACCGGGCAGCGACCGCTACCCGCCGGGCCATCCCGGACTCGACGGGCGGCCCCCCATGGCTGGGCCAGCGCACCCGCTGCACGTCTGCCCGCCACGACTCCAGCACCTCGGCGACGTGGCCGCCGTCGACCAGGTCGAGGACGTCCTCGTCGAGGGGGGACCGCGGCCCGGCCGAGGCCGCCGAGACGAACTCGGCGGGCCCCGACCGGCGCGGCACCAGGCACTCGGTCAGTTCCTCGAACAGCGCCGGCATCTCCTGGAGGCGGCGTGCGAGGGCGACCGCGTCCTTCGTGCAGAGGTAGCCGGCCTGGATCGGCTCCTCGCACAGGCCGCACGCCGCGGTCACGCCTTGACCTTGGCGCGTGCGGCTTCCAGCTGGGCCATCGCGGCGCGGGCGGCCTTGCGGTCGCGCCGGTCGTCACGGATCCCGAAGCCGACCTGGACGAGCACCATGAAGTAGGCGCCCAGCGTGAAGCCGGCACACAGGATCTGCAGTTCGTTCTCGGTCATGGCCGTCTCCTAGAAGGGGGGCTCGTCGGAGTAGCCGGCGCCCTGCGCGGCGGGCTGCTGCTGTTGCGCGCCACCCCATCCGCCACCCTGCTGCTGGCCGTTCGCGGGCTTGGCGTTCGCCCACGGGTCAGGTGACCCATTTGGGTCAGTAGCCGCGCGGCCGCCGCCCGCCGGGTTCTTCTCGACCTTCGCCGTGGCGCGGGCGAGGGTCGGCCCGACCTCGTCGACGTCCAACTCGTACACGGTGCGCTTCACTCCCTCGCGGTCCTCGTAAGAGCGCTGCTTCAACCGGCCCTGGACGATGACGCGCACGCCCTTGGCGAGGGACTCGGCGACGTTCTCGGCGGCCTTGCGCCAGACAGAGCAGGTGAGGAACAGGGCGTCGCCGTCCTTCCACTCGTTGGTCTGCCTGTCGAAGATGCGCGGGGTGGACGCGATGCGGAACTTGGCGACGGCGACCCCGGACGGGGTGAAACGCAGCTCGGGGTCGTCGACCAGGTTGCCGACGATGGTGATGACGGTCTCGCCTGCCATGGCGGGCTCCTTCTGTGGTGTGCTGGAGGGGAGGCCGGGCCCGATTACCGCGGGCCCGGCTGTTGTCGTGCGGGTCAGGCGTGGCCCTCGTACATCGCGCCGGTGAGGATGTCCTCCGCCATGGACTTGATGACGTGCCGACGGGTGAGAGATCCATCCGTGGCGGGTGCGGGGTAGTCGGAAGGCAGGTCTCGTTCGACGGCGTCGACGACGTCGGCGACCTTGAAGGTGATGCCGGTGTGCGCCGAGAGACCGGCGATCTGTTCCACCGCCGCCTCGGTGCGGGAGATCAGATCCGCTGCAAGCATCTGAAGATCCATGAGTCAGTCCTCCTCGGTGTTGTCGGTCACAGGGGCCCCGGTGGGGCCTCTGTCGTCTCCGTCCGTTGTGCGGGCGGAAGCCTGGTTGCGGAGGCGGGCGGCGTGCCGGATGGCGAGGCCTCGCTTTCGGGCGGCAGCGAACGCTGCACGACGTTGCTTGGCGGCCTCGGCGCGGGCGCGGGCGGCGGCGATCTTCTCGGCCACGACGTCGTCGACGTTCACGTGCGCTCCTCAGCTCGCTTCGGCCCAGTAGTCGTCGGGCTCTTCGAGCGGCGCGTCCCACAGCCCTGCGTCTTCGGACGCTGGGGGCGGCGTGGGCTGGGGCGTTGCTTGGCCCGAAGTGTGGGTAGCGCGCGTACCGGAACTCTCTGACGAGCGCTTCCCAAGATCGTTAAGGTCTCTTTCTTGGGGGGTTGGGGTTGGGTAACCAACACTTCGTGCCAAGGGAGAGCCTTCGGAATCGCTCGCTTGTTCGGTAGCGGTCTGTGCGGCCAGCACACGCGTCACCAGAGCCCGCTCCTCGCCCAACTGCCACGGGTTCGACGACGGGAATCCGGACTCCTCGGTGTCCTCGTCCTTCTCGTGACGCGGGCACGTCGTCAGCTCCAGCACCTCCATGTCCTCCAGGGCGCGCCGGGCGACGTGCCGGTTGAGGCCCGTGCGGCGCCGGACTTCCGAGACCGTCATGGCCTCGCCACCCGCGAGCTGCCGGAGACAGGCGAGACGGGCCTGCGGCACCGTGTCGAGGGCGCACTTGCCAGCGAGCGCCAGGGCCTGGCCGCGGGGGACGCCTAGGGCGAGGAGCGACTTGGCGAGCGCGACGATCTGCCCGGTTACCCGGGCAGGCTCCTCGATGACGGGGATGCCGTCGATCTCTCGGCGCCCGTAGGCGTTGCGGGGGACGGCGGCGCGGCCGAGGCAGGTGAGCATGGCCGCGTCCTCCAGCTGGTCGTACATCTCGTCGTCCAGCTCGACGTCACCGACGACTCGGCGGGCGACGCGCACGAGTTCGGACGCGCGACGTCGGGCCTCGGCCTGCTTCTCGGCGAGACCTTCGATCTTCCGGCGCTTCCGGACGGTCGCCTTCTTGTGGGCGTTGTCGGTCTCGGGCAGTCGGCAGTACAGCCACCGAGGGCCGAGCGCGTCGGTGTGCGAGGAGAAGTTGTCGATGGCTGGAGTGACCGCGGCGAGCAGGGTGAGGCGCCCTGTCCAGGTCAGTGGGCGCGGGGAGTTGCCGACCTCGCGGACGACGTGGCCGTCGTAGGCGCGGCGGAGAAGCGCGAACAGGGTGTCGCGGCCGCCGCGGTCGGACGTGGCGAGGACGGTGGAGAAGTCGGAGATGGTGACGAATGCGCGGCTGGGGATGCGGGTGAGGATGCCTGCGGGCTTGGGGTTCTTGCCCGGCATCCATGAGAGGAGTGCTGGCCCGGTGATGTCGTCGACGTGCTCGTCGGCCGAGTCGTCGAGGGCCTTGACGGCTTCGCTCTTGCCGCCGGAGGGCGGGCCGACGAGCATGCCCCAGAGCGGTTCGCCGTCGAGGTCGGAGGATACGGCGACTGCGAGGGAGAAGATGATGTGCCCGTAGTCGTCGAGGTGGATGTAGGTCTGCATCTGCGTGAGGAAGTCGGCGAGCAGCGCGGCTGGGGAGCCGGCGGGCGGCGCTTCCGGCTCGTCCTCGGCGACCTGTTCGGCGTCGTCCTGGTCCTCCTGCTTGTCTTCGTCGCGGGACGTGGCCGCGCGGACGTCGTCGAGGACGGTGACGGGCAGGGCCTTGGCGGCAGCGCTCGCGCCGTCGCGGCCGTGGGCGGCGCGGATGATGTCGCGTGAGGCTTCGGACTCGTCGCCTCCGTGGTGCAGTGCGGCGAACAGCTGGCCGGGGGAGAGGACGTGGCCGATCGCGGCGGCTGTGATGCCGGGGAAGTTGTCGGTGCGGATGGTGACGGCGGCGCCGTCTTTGTGGACAGCGATGCCGTCCTTGGAACAGGTGTCGTCCCAGCCGGGTCGGTTCCAGCGCTGGCACCCCGAGCCGCAGTACGAGCAGTTGCCCGGGAGCTGCTCGGCGTAGGTCGCGCCGACGTGCATGAGGATCTCGCCGCAGCACGCGTGATCGCCGAGAACCTCCATCGGTCCCCGGCCGCCGCGAGCCGGGCCGGGGCGTGACGCGTTGCCGCGCGGCGCGGATGGCTTCGGGGCCGCGCGCTTCTTCGGCTTGGGCTTGAGGTCGGCGGCCATCTGCCGGATGTCGTCTGCGGGGAAGCGGACGCCAGTGTCCTCGATGACCTGGCACAGAGTCGGCGTCCGTCCGGGCTTGCGGTTGACGGTGCCGGGCAGGCGCAGCACCCGCGCCAGATCCTTGACGCCGGTGCCGTAGCCGAAGCCCATCGTCTTCGCGCCGGCGAGGAGAATGTTCTGCCAGTCCCCGCCAAGCTCGGCGGCCGCGTCGAAGTCGATGTCCTCGCCGATGACGAGCGGCTTCTCGAACTCCCACCAGACGTAGAGGCCTGCGCCTGAGTGCTCGACGCGCGTGGGCTCGGGGAGCTTCGCGAAGCGCGGGATGTCGCGGGCTTCGTCGGCGGTGCCGGGCAGATCGGTTGCCTTGTGGAGGTCGTTGCCGAAGTCGATGTCGGACCACATGCCGAGGAGGGCGCGTGAGTCGCGCGCGCTGCCTCGGGTTCCGGCGGGGAACCGCGACGTGACGGTGGTGACGCGGCAGTAGATGCCTTCCGCCCCGGCGCGGTCTTCCTCCATGGCCCAGGTGACGGCGCGGTCCAGGTCGTCGGTCTGGATGCCGGTCCAGTTGTTCTTGGAGCAGAGCGAGACGAGGCCCGGCGCCTCGAAACGGGGGGCGAGCCAGGCCCGGGTGATGTCCGGGTCTGCGGCCAGCGGCTCGGTGTTGGTGTTCACGAACGTGTCTCTCGTTTCCCGTGATGCCGATGGTGTTCGTGAGGGCGCGGCGCTACCCCCTGGCGGCGCCGCGCTCGCGTCACCGGGCGGGCTGGAGCTTGGCCTTGTCGCGGGCGGCGTTGAGCTGCTGCATGGAGACGGTGTCGCCGCCGCGGTCGGGGTGGAGGACGGGGACGAGCGCCTTGTACGCCTTGTCTCCGAGGTCCTTGCCGAGCGCCTTGTACATGGAGTCGGCCCACGTGTCCGTGTGGCGCTCGGCGCGGGGCGGCGGGGCGCTGTACTCGTAGCTCGACCCGGCAGGTCGTGTGGTGCGCACGGTGAAGCCGGCGGCGGACAAGGCGGAGACGAGGGTGTCGACCGCGTACAGCTCGACGACCCAGCACTTCTCTGTCTTGTCCCAGTGGCGCCAAGTGCGGGGCAGGTCCTTGATGTAGTCCTTGGCCTCGAACGGGCTGTGGACCTTGGCGTCGAACCGGCCGACCTGGATGTGGACGGTGCCCTTCACGCAGCCCCCTGTGCTCGGGCGCCGTGAAAGGCTGTTCTGATCACGGCCCGCTGCTCGTCGGTCAGCGGTGGGGCGGCGTCGACGATGGCGTCGATGCGCGCCCAGTAGGCGGCGTTCCGCTTGGGGTCGGGGTCGCGGATGGGCCGGTTGGCCCGGCGCTGTTCCTCGGCCGCGGAGAGGGCCGGGCGGCGCTGAGGGGGCACAGAGTCCTCCTTCGACTCTTCAGGCCCCGCGCCTGTGGTCAAGGACAGCACAGGTTCCGAGGAGTGTTGCCCCGGCTCGGGATCGGCGGCTTGGGCCGCGCGGCCGCAGGCTCCCCCTGCGGCCGCCACGGTGTTCGTCGGGGCGGTCACGCGGTCGCTCCCGCAGCCTCGGCGCGGTCGGAGCCGAACTCGTCGAGGATCCTCCGGAACAACTCGCTGATCGTCGCCTCCGGGTTCTCCGCCACGGAGCCGAGGAGGATCACCGCGTTGATGAACTCCTCGGCCCGCTCGTCGAGGAGTCCGGCCTCCAGGAGCCGGGTGCGGAACGGCTCCATGATCCGGGTGGCCATGTCGGTGCGGTCCTGCGAGTCGCGGCAGTCGGCGCACAGGCCGTACCGGTTGCCGAGCTGGCCGGTACGGACGGCAACAGCGGGGCCGCCCTCGTAGACGCACCGGTCGGTGGGCTTCAGGACGGGCCGCATGTGAGGGTGCTCGCGGGCGATCCGCTCGTTGATCTTGCGGTCCTGGGCGGTGGTTGTCATGCCTGCACCTCGGCCTTCTCGGCGCGGGCCTGGGCCATCAGTTCCAGGATTCGATCGCCGACCTCGACCGGGTCGGCGCCGTCGCGCACGATGGCGTCCTCCATGATCGTGAGGATCTTGGCGAACGGGCCGTCGGTGGTCTCCTGGACCGTGCGCAGGTTGTGTAGGGCGCGGGCCACGTGCACCTGGTCGGCGAGGTGGTCCAGGTCGTCGGCGAAGCGCCGCAGTTCGGTCGCCTTGTCGTGCGCCTGCTCGGGGGTGAGGTCGAAGCCCATGAATCCGATGTGCGGCGGGTTGCCGGCGGAGACGTGGGTGAACTGGGCCCAGATCTCGGGGTCGCCCTCGACCTCCAGACCGGGAACGCCGATGGCGTCGCTGCCGTGGTCGAAGTGGAGGCCGTTGGCGTCGACCTGGTCGCCGTCCTCGTCGTCGGCCACGGTGCAGAGACCGGGGTAGACGGTGCAGGTGGCCGGTGTGGCGGCGAGGACCTCGAAGGCCTCGGCCGCGCCGACCTGGTCGGTCGGGGTCGCCAGCATGCTGGCCGTCATGTCAAGCTGTGACATAGAGCTGTTTCCGATCTCTTGCTGGAGTGCGGATTTGCTCGACTGGAGAGGCCGCCTCGCACGCGGCCTCTTCGTCGTTTCCGGCCGCCGATCCCGCCTCGCACGCGGGACCGGTGCCGTTTTGGGCAGCCCATGGCCTTGCCATGGTTACGCCGTTTCCCTCTCGTCGGCTGACGAGGATCGCTGGCGGAGCGATTCGAGGAGTGCGCCGTAGGCAAGCGCCGCATCCCCGCGCGGCCTGCGTACTCCCCGTTCCCAGCGCCAGACGGTGGATTGATCCACGCCGCAGGCCTGGGCGACTTCGCCGATTGAGAGCTGGGCTGCGACCCGCAGGCGCTCGGCTTCCCCGGTGATCAGGGCCGAGCGCACGCTAGCTAGGCGCAGTGCCTGTGCTTCTGCCATGGCCCACACCCTAGCCATACCCTTGCCATTCAGGCAATGGAGTGACAGGAGTGGCGAACCACTAAGGGCCCCCTTAGTCTTGCCAATGCCTTGCCGATGAGTGCAGGATGAGGACGTGGACGATTACCTGAACCCCCCACCGGGATGGCACTACTCGGTGCACCCGTGGTTCGCCCTCGACGACATCCCGGAGCTGCCGGAGCTCATGCAGGTCGGAACAGTCCTGCTGCCGGAGTTTTTCCATCTGGCAGTTGGAACTAAGGGCATGTGGGCCGAGGGATGGCCCGACGAGGACGACTTCGCGCTGTTCCTGCACTTCCACGTCTTTGACGGCGAGCTGACGCTGAACGAGGCGCGCAGTGCTGGGATGGATCTCCCAGTCGCCTACGAGAAGTTTCGAAAGATCGTCCCTACCAGGCGCTGGAAACCTATGGCGGTAGCGTTGATGACGCGCTACCTCGCCGACTTTATGGAAGAGGGTGGCAGGCCAGACGCAGACATGGAGCCCGCTCATGGTCCTCGGTCGGTGGCCGCGTATGAAAACCGACCCAGCGCCGCGATGCGGTGGATAGATAAACTTCAGACGCAGGCAGCCGAGGCCTACGCGGTTGCCCGTGATCAGCCGCCACCTGCGCAGACCAAGCGCAAGCGGAACAGGATCACGGACGAGTTCTTGTATGAAGTGGCACAGGTCTATCTCTCAGCCGATAAGTTTGGGTTGCCCCCGACGAGGGAGGTTGCCAACCGCTTCGACGCCCCGCATTCCACGGCGGCGAAGTGGGTGGCCAGTGCCAGGCGGAAAGGTTTCCTGCCGCCGCCTGGCGTTAGGCCTCTTTCCGATAGTGAAATTGAGAGCGCGCTTAATGAAAGGCGCCTAGAGCTGGAACATTTCATTAAGGACAGCTACGTCCAGTACAGCATTATTCAGGAGAAGGACCCCGAAAAGAAGGCGCAGCTTGAAGCAGAGCTCAAGGCCGCTAAGGAAGAGCTTGCTCAGCTTGGCGAGTTGCCTGGACGTGATGATTGAGTCAGGCGCCGCCCCGCTTCCACCTGAACACCACAGCGGAGTAATCGAAGTACCCGCCATCTGGCATCCGCCCGGGCCGCGGCGTCTTCAGCGTCACCTCGACGAGCGCCCGCAGCACGTTCCGCTGCCGGTCCAGCTCCAGCGCCCGCCACGCCTTCCGCACATCCGGCGCCCCCACCAGACCCACCAGCGGATCCACCGTTGCCGCGCGCGCCAGCTGCAACGTCACACCCTCCAGCTGGCCGCGCGCCGTATCCATCCCCGCGGTGAACGGCTCCAGCTCCAGCTGCCCCGCGCCGAACAACCCGCCCAGGTTCTTCATCCGCGCGCGGATCTCCTCGGCCTCCGCCTGGAGGCCGGCCACGTCCACGTCGTCCGGGCCGGGCAGCAGCAGCTCGTGCGCGTCGTCCCGCTCCAGCCGCTCGACGATCGTGTCCTCCACGTGCCGGTCGACGATCTCAGCGCGCCGGCCGCCGCCGTGCCCGGTCGGGCACCGGTACGACGGATACGACCGGCCGCCTGACTGCGTCACCGTCATGCCCTTGCCGCACTCCCCGCGCCCGCACCGGTACAGCAGTGAGCCGACCCACTTCGGCTGAGCCCCCCGGTTCACCGTGCGGCCCGGGTCGGACAGGATCGCCACGACGGCCCTGAACTTCGTCTCCTCGACGATGGGCTCCCACTGCCCGCGCCCGACCTCCTCGCCCTTGTAGACGGCGATCCCGGCGTTCCTCGGGCGCATCAGCATCTCGCGCAGGTCGGTGTGGGTGACCGGGTTCCCGCGGCTGGTGGTGATGCCCTTGTCGGCGCACCACTTCACCAGCGAGCGGACCGACCCGCCGGACAGGATCGTGTCCGTCCAGTGGCGCAGCGCCTCGGCCTCCTCGGGCACGACCTGGTTCATGTCGAGGACGTCCGCCTCGACCTCCTCGCCGGTCTTCCGGTCGAGCCTGGCGCGCTTCTCCCCGGTGGGGACACCCCACCCGAACGGGCGGATCCCGCCGCTCCACTCTCCGGCGAGCGCCCGCTGCTGCCGGGCGCGGGCGACACGGTGGCCCTTGTGCTCGGACTCCTGGCGGGCGACGGCGCCGAGGATCCGCGCGGTCATCCGTCCGGACGGGGTGGCGAGGTCGATCGTCCCGGCCTGCACGGTGTGGGTGGCGATGCCGCGGCGGTCGGAGAGCTCGATGTACTCCTCCAGCTCGACGATCGAGCGGGTGAGCCGGTCGGTGTGCCACACGATGACGACGGTCGCCTTGCCCTGGTCGAGGTCGTCCAACATGCGCCGGTAGTCCTTGCGGAGCTTGCCGGAGAAGGCGCTCACGTCGTTGTCGACGTACACCTCGACGACCTGCCAGCCGTTACGTTCCGCGAGGGCCTCGCAGTCCTGCCGCTGCCGGTCGACGCCGAGGCCAGCGCCGGTGCGGTCCTGCGAAATCCTGCAGTAGATGACGGCGCGGGTGGCCCCGTTCGCCGATGACGTGGGCTTCAT